GTGCCTGTGATTCGTTTTTGATTGTTTCGGATTCCAGTTTGCGGGCTTCCGCTTCCGCCCGTGGATCAGGAGCGCCCTGCCCTTGACGCATCATGTCAAGAAGTTGCTTTTTATTGCGCAGGCTGGACGCCTCAATCAGCACATCCGGCGGGATCGGCACGCCAGCGCCTGCCATCTGTGCCAATTGTTCAAACTGTTCCGATTGCAAGCTGATGATATCCGGCTGTTCCTCGATGTAAATGTCCACATCCAGTTCGGCCACATCGTTCTCAGTCTGCACCACCTGTTGCGCACGAGGGTCTTGCATTGCCATTTGCAGCTCTTGCGCCCGCGCCTGTTGCTCTTCCGGCGGCAATTCCGCGAACCGCTGTTGCAGCATCTCGCCAGCGGTTACAGGACGATTCAGGCCCACAAAACGCAGGTTGTTTTCGTCATCGGTAACGCGTACCCAGCGCTCTTCTGTCCAATACTGGCGCACCAGCTGCCAGCAACGGCGCAACACGGTCAAATGCCAATCGCGCAATGCATCCATCAGGGGTTGCAATTCCGTCGCCCCGCCCTGTTGCTGCGCCTGAATAGCTCTGCCGCTCAAACCCAACTGATCCTTTCCCATCAGGGCAGCGTTCGCGCCCGACAGATCAATCTCATTTTTGGCTTCGGCTAAAAGTTCAAACTGCCCTTGCGCCATATCGCCTGTGGGCAGAATCTCAAAGCGCGACCCCGGTGCAACCTCAATCACACCATCAGCGCGGCTCAGCTGTTTGCGGGCGGCGTTTACATCTCGAACCGCGTTTTCTTCAAGCACCACTTGCCGCATCGTCATCAGATGCAGCGCCTTGGATCGCCGCTTGTTGATTTCGTCTTGCAACCCGATAAGCTCGCGCACCTCGCCGTAGCGCATGTTGTCGCGATCCACATAAGCGGATTGCATAATAAGCGGACACCAATTGGCGCCGTCCTCATCCTGATACGGAATCGGCTCAGGGTCTTTCAGAAACCCGCCATCGGTAAAAATTGCGTGCATCCAACCTTTGCCGGGGTCACGGTAGAAAATCGCAATCACTTTCATCCGGTCGCGGCGTTCCGTCGTCCACCAGCGGCGCGGCTTGTCATCGTAAGTTTCACCAAGGGACTTATTGCCAAGGCCAGTGGAATCAATGACGCCCTTCTTGTCAGGGAATTGCGCCCGCAGAAGCGCTTCATCGATCCATGTCACCGTGCCAACATACCGAGCGTCACTAAAATCACGCTCGCGGCTGTGCGGGTCGTAAAACAGCCGATCCCAATGGACATGTTTGATAATGATGTCGATCCCGTTACGGCCCTGCTTCAGGCTGATCTCGCAACCACCAAACCCTTCAACAACCATGTTGGCAAAGACAGACGATTTCAGGCGGTCGAATCGGTTTGTCTCAACAATGTAACGGAGCGCATCCGTTGCAGCCTTGGCGGCTTCTTCATGCTTGGGCGTGCGCGGCATTGCGCGTGGGTCAGTGCGCAGGCGCTGCTCATAACCCAGCACATAGTTTATTTTCCGGCGAATGCGGTTGACGACGATAGGCGGTTGCCCGCGCTTTGTCATCGTCTCGATTTCGTCATCCGTCCATTGATACCCGTCATAATAATCCCGATCGCGCTCCGAGTTTTCGCGGGCATCCAATGACGCTTCATCGGCATCATCGTACCATTTCAGCAGCTTGTCGAGATCATCCTGCTTCATCAAACGGGCACCTGCACGGCAGGAGCGGCAATCGTGCCTTTAATGGTGCCGCTTGTGTATGTGGTGCAGCGGAGGCGGTACGCCGTGTTGCCGACAGCCTCATAAAAGTTTTTGGCGGTGTCAGCGGTGAAAGTGTCGGCAATGTCCCATTCAGCTTGCGCTACGTCATAACGCTCAAGCACGACAGTACCAGAACCGCCTTTGATTTTCACAAAAAAATAACCGCGCGGCACTGGCATTTCGTCGGAAGTCGTTGCGCCAGTAAACGAAACCGTCATCGCCGTGCGCAAATGATTTGCAGTAATGGGCATTTATAGCGTCCTCCAACTGTCTAAATCATCGTCAGGCTCTTTGTCCCAACGCATGACGCGGCGCGGTTTAACTTCTTCCGCAGGATAAGGAGCGGCTGGCATACTGTCAAGCGCCAGTGCCATCAAAGAACACACATCCACTGCATCGTCATGTTTACCTGCTGGGAAGCGCAACAATTGATCAAGCAGCCTGTCTGCCCATTCTGTACGCGGCAAGTTAACCATCTGCATTGCTGCGCGCGCCTCAAACGACCGGGCGCGTGTAGGTTTGTCACTAATCGACGGAACCCACTCTATTCTGCAATACGTCCGGCGCTCTTGCATCCGGCGCATGAGGAACGGCTCAACGGCGCGCCTGATCACACCAGCCTCAGCCGCCCAGAGCATGGGACGCCAGCGGGCTATCAGGTCACAAGCGCGGTCTATCCAGATGTCTGGCGTCGTCTGGCCGCTCCACCAGTCCACCAGCCACCAGCGGCCTTGTGGATCAAGCCCAAACACGCCGTGCTCTGTGTAGTCGCCAGCATCAGGCGTGACGGCAAAGTCGCTGGCCATATAATAGCGCAATCCCTGCGGCTCATCACCGAGGCGGAAGCGCGGGAACCAGTCGCCACGGAACTGGATACCTTCATCAGGCGCGGGCGTTTGCTGATACAGCGCCGACCAGCGGCGGCGGTCACGTTTGGCCTCGCGCACCATCTCTTCCGTGAACCAATCCGCCCAGAGTCGTTCACCCGGCGCACGTCCGAGCAGATCGCCTTGCCCGGCCTCCATCGGCACAGACACCACATCCCATTGCTCGCCGCCTGCCTGCGCTTCATCCAAAAGCCACCCGGCAAGGTCATCATCGGCCCAGCGTGTCATGATCAGGACGACAGGCGCGTTAGGTTTGAGGCGCGTCCAGAAGTCGCTCTTGTACCATTCGCGCAGCTTCGCTTTGATTGTGGCGCTGTCCGCCTCTTCGCGGCCCTTAATCGGGTCGTCAATGATAGCAATGTCAGCGCGATACGACGTGATAGCGCCACCAGCGCCAACGGCATAATACTCGCCGCCCGTTGTCGTGGCCCAGCGGCCAGCGGCATCGCTTGAGCGGCTTATTTCGTGCCCGCCAAAGACCCGCAGATGCTCAGGGGTACGGATCACACCTTTGACGCGGCGGCCCCATTTGTCTGCCACTTCTTGCCCATAACTGGCCGTCAACAATTGCCCCCGTGGATTTCTGCCCATCCACCACGCCGAGAACATCACGTTGCCATAATAGCTTTTGGCCGCACCCGGCGGGAAGAACAACATCAAACGCTTACACTGCCCATCAGCAACGGCCTGCAGGCGCTCAATCATCAGCTTGTGGTGCGCAGCAGGCTGCCCCTCAGTCGAGGCAATGCCGAGATAATCGAGATAATTGCGCCTTGCCTTGCGCCGTGTTAGCAGCTCAATCGCGGCTTCTTGGGGTGTCATTCAGCAGGCGCATCTTTGCCAAGGGCCACGGCTTCAAGAACGGCATCCGAGGCAACTTGCGGCGACATAGAGCGGTCCGACGATGTATGGTCAAGCTGGCGCACATCTGCCCACTCTTGACGGCAGCGGTTTTTCACGCCAAAGATTGCGGCGGTTGAATTGCCAACGCCTTCAATCGCGTTTTTGCGCAAAACATCCTCCCACCATTTAGCAGCTGCCTGCCGACCAATTTTTATGGCTGCGGAAAATTCAGGATATTCTTTGGCCCATTCGTTAACGGTATCGTAACAAACGCCGAGATGACCAGCCAACGCAGCGACGCTGTAGCCCTGCGCTAAAAACGGCACAACCCGTTCGACCATTGCGGGATCGTATTTTGTTGGCCTGCCTGCGGGCATAATTCCTCCTGATTTTCATCACAATTTAACAATTTCCGAGGCGATGCGCAAGAGGCACAAAAAAACACGCTTGCACGAAAAAATACGATTGACGGGTTACGGAATCTGCTATATCGTTTTTTGCATAGAGGGCAATCAAGCCCCACGGGAGACCACCAATGACACACAACGCCACTTTAGAGAAACTTGCACAAAACCAGATTGCGAGGGTCGGTGGAGACATTGCGGCAATGGTAAAATTGCAGGGGTTAACGTTTGAAGCTGCGGCTTTGATTGTTTTTCAAAAAACAACTCTTAGGGGGCAAAACTGGGAAGCGGCAAAACAAAAATGCCTTGAACAATTAAAATAGGGGCTGAACGCCCCACTTCAGCAATAAACACAAAACAGGAGTTACCGAGATGACCGAGCGCAAAACACGCCATATCAGCCACACGCTTGAAGATCTGCTGACAATTATCGACGCCGAAAAATTCCTTCAGGCGCTTGCCCATCGCGTCCAGGGTATCCAGTACGAGGCTGACATGATCAAGCACGGCAGCTACTCAGACGAGCCGCCAAGCGGCTGGGATATCCAGCGCCTGCACGTACATCTGGCAGCGCGTGAGTGGGACAGCGTCGCAGGGTATCAAGATCGCACCATCAGCGACCGCAGCACGGCAGCGCTGCACCTCGGGAAAGCAATTTTGGATGCGCTCGAGCAAACACTGATTGAGCCGAGATTCCGGGACGGATACGGCGACGAATGACACAAGGGGGCATCAAGCCCCCTTTTTCTTGCCTAAAAAATGCGCAAGCACGAAAAAAAACGTTTGACAGGTTATGGAATCCATATTATAAAAATCATAACAACAAACAACGGAGACCCTACCAATGACAAACGATCTTACCCCTGACGAACTGGCATGGCTCGAAGTTCTGGAAGCAGAATTTTACTACTACGCCAGCCAAGAATAACCGGAGGGCCTAGCGCCCTCCCCCATCTCAAAACAGGAAATACAAAAATGACACTTGAAGAAATTGTAAACCAAATTCGCCAAATGGACGTTGCAATCATTGAAGCGACACATGCAGACATCAGCAAAAAAATGCAACGCGCCCGCAATCCTCAAATCCGGCTGGGTTATGCGCTGATTATCGAAAACCTCGAATTGCAAAAATTTATCAAAACCACAGAGCCTTGCGACATGAGCGACGAAGAATTGCTGGCAGAACTTACAGCATAATTTCAACGGGGCGGCAATCACGCCGCCCCACATCAAAACAGGAGACTTACCATGAAAATTTACATTAAATGCTATTACAGCAAAACGCGCACAGGCGATACGATCAGCCAAGGTGGATCACATTTTATAATTAGCACTTCCAATAATAATAAAAACCCTAAAACATTTGGCCACGACTGGCAATTATTGTGGACAGCGAAGGAAGTCGATTTGACCCGCGTGGATTCTGTACATGATGCGCACCGGTGGATTAATGATTGTAAATTGGAAGTTAAGCCCCGGCCTGATTTTGTGACAGCAGTAAAAGGGGAGCTTGATGGATGGTTTTCTTGTTATCAGTATTTCCTTAGAAAATCAAAACAACAGGCCTAGAGCTTTTTAACAAATACCACAGGAGTAAACCGCCATGAAATCTCGCTCTATTATTTGCCTGACACTGACCGCCATCGCGTGGGTTGCCATTTGCGCCGCCCTGCTGGATGCAGGACTGGCCCGCCAATTTGACAGCGAGCGCGACTGCAACAATACCGCCGCAACCGCTGCGGTGTGCCGTTAATCAATCACCAATCAAGGGAGACCACCATGCGAGATTATTTTGAGCTTGACCCCTGCCCTTGGGAAGAATCCGGCGCTCAGGTTGGCCGGGATGATAAATTTACGCTCGCAGCCGAAGCCCGGCGCTTTGCGCATCAAATCCGACAGGCGTATCCAGTCCCTAACAGCCGTTGCCATGTGGATGTGCATTGGCAAAGTCATGAGCTGGGCAGCTATCCAGAAATTCGCGTCAAGTTTGACAACGGCGACGCTGAGGGCGAGGCTTGGGCGATGACGGTCGAGGCCGACCCTGACGACAAGTTGCGACGGTGGGCCGATTAGGCCCGCCCCTTTTTCCTTTGAATCAATCACCAACCGAGGAAAACCACCATGCGAATTCAGAAACCTACCCCCGAGCAAATCCGCGAAGCCCGTAAATCCGCAGGCCTGACGCAAAAACAGGCCGCCGAGATGGTGCACGCCTGCCATGTTGTGCAATGGAGCGTCTGGGAAACCGGACGCGCCGGAATGCCCCGCGCAGCGTGGCATCTGTTCCTGATCCTGACCGACCAGACCGACAAGCTGGAAAAAACGGCATAGGAAGCGTTTTGACGCTTTTGGCTATGCCGGATCATTTTCAATCCCAAACCCCATCAGAAACCCACCGCAACGCGAAATAGAGGCATTTTGAACCATGAATGACAATTCAATCGAACAATCCCGCGATTTTACCCGCAACAGCCTGCTAAACAATCTGGAGGGGATGGCAATCTGGATGTACGCTTTGCCTG